ATAATCAAAGACGAAGTCAATGTAAAGATTGAAGGACTTGAATTAGTAGACAGAAAAAATCTTGTCAACAAGTTCAAGTATGAAATACCCGGAGCACGTTATCAACCTGCTGTGAGACTAGGTCGATGGGATGGCAAGGTAGCATTCTTTCAATTGGGCGGCAGCACTTACATCAACTTACTGCCCGAAGTATTAGAATATCTTGACAGCAAAGGTTATGACGTAGAAATCGAAGACCTCAGGGATTATTCTACAACATTAGATCTCCCCCAAGTTGAAGAATCTAGTTTTGCCGATAGAACCTGGCCCGACGGCAGTCCTATTGTATTGCGTGATTACCAAGTAGAAATTGTTAATCGTTTTTTACAAAATCCGCAATGTATTCAGGAAGTAGCCACTGGTGCAGGCAAAACTATTATGACTGCAAGCCTTTCTGCAAGTGTGCAACATTTGGGTCGTAGCATTGTAATTGTACCTAATAAGAGTCTTGTAACACAGACAGAAGCAGACTACAAAACCATGGGACTAGACGTTGGTGTTTACTTCGGTGATCGCAAAGAGTTTGGCCGCACACATACTATCTGTACATGGCAGAGTCTAAACATATTATTGAAAAATACACAGTCATCACAAGCAGACGTTACCATCGGCGAGTTCATCGAAGATGTAGTCTGCATTATGGTTGACGAAGTACACATGGCCAAAGCAGATGCGCTAAAAACTTTATTAACTACAGTGTTTGCAAAGGTGCCTATTCGTTGGGGATTAACTGGCACTGTGCCCAAGGAAGACTACGAATTTGTTAGTTTACGATGCAGTTTGGGCGAGGTTCTTGGGCGACTCAGCGCCAGCGAACTACAGGAAGCAGGGCATCTTGCTAACTGTCATGTTAACATTGTGCAAATGGTGGACTATGTTGAATATAAAGCATATCAAGATGAGCTTAGATACTTGTTAGAAAACGAAGATCGCATAAATTACATAAGTAACTTTATAAATCAAATTAAAGACACAGGCAATACTCTGGTGTTAGTGGATCGAGTTTTACCGGGCAAAAGGATCACAGAACTGATTCCTGACGCTGTGTTTGTAAGCGGAGCAACAAAAGCAAATGATCGTAAGGAAGAATATGACGAAGTCGCAACCAGCACCAACAAAGTTATCGTGGCCACGTACGGTGTGGCAGCGGTGGGTATCAACATACCACGAATATTCAACCTTGTTCTTATTGAACCTGGCAAGAGCTTTGTTAGGGTCATCCAAAGCATTGGCCGGGGTATTAGAAAAGCGGATGACAAAGATCACGTCCAAATCTGGGACTTGACCAGTACCTGTAAATTTGCCAAACGGCATTTAACTAAACGCAAAGCATTTTACAAGGATGCTAACTACCCGTTCGAAGTAGAAAAACTAGAATGGCAGCAAAAGGTTGACAAAACAAAAAGTTAGTGTATACTAACAATTATTATAACCAATGGACTTATGCGACTTTTAACATTAGACAACACATCATATGAATTAAACGAAATACCAGAAGAAGTAGATGACATTAGATTCTGCGTTTTAGATAACAGTGATCCCAAAGATCCTGATTACTTTTTTATACCTTTAATCTTTTTAGAAAGCTTCAACAGCCCTGCACTGGTATTAAAAATAGGCAACAGTATAATTAAAATGCCTATAGATTGGCAACTATTAATAGGCGAACCTGACTTGGGTGACCTCGAAGTTGTACCACTGACCAGCATCAATGACAGGGGTTTTAGTGTATTTGCTTTTAATCCCATGGCCAGTTTTAGGCCTGAGTTTTTTCCAGTAGAAGTTATTGACATTTATCAAGATGTTAAATGGTACTTCCCTAAACTCAAACCTGGGCAGATGCTAGCAGTTCCTTTGGAAACAGGCACAGATAAACCTCTCTGTGTTTACTTTGTCAAAGACATCAGTCGACAAAGTGAGGTAGTAAACTACAGTAAGTGTTGGTAATATGTACACAGAACCACAAATATTTGAAATGCTTAATCGACTAGCTAAAATTTATTTAGAAAGTTACCCCGACGATAAAGAAGGCCTTGAACGTTTTTTGCGATGGGCGTATTTACAATACGGTTATAGATATGGGAACACTTAAACCAGATACATCTTATATCTACGAACGTGTAGGTAATGAAGTATATGCTAGAGAAGCAGGATCTGATCCCAGTACACGTAGATTAATTGGTTACGGTTACGACCCTGTAACAGGACATCATATCGATTATGACAAACGCACCGCAGATGGTAGACCACTAATTGATCATATGCGAGAAGATAAAATGTGGGGCGAAATTCGACGCATGGCTCGGACAAATCCCACATTGCAATCAGAGCTAGAACGTGTTATAATATTGTATCATTTAATCAAAGAAGAGAATAATACTTCTTCCCATCATCCTGTTTGAAAGAGTGCATTGAGTCAAAAATTAATAGTGTTTGGAGACAGTTTTCCAGCTGGCGCAGATTTAATTGATAGGTCTACGGCATTTCCAAATTTGATTGCTCAAACTTTGGGAACAGCAGTTAACAACTATGCACAAGATTCTACTAGTATAGATCATGCTTGTTTGGAGTTTTTTAAATTCTTGAAAACGGATTACGATGGCAACATCAATTACAAGGCGTTGTTTTGTTTAACTGGTCGCAGTAGAACTATACACTTTACTGATAACAGTGACGTTAAAGAAATACATCCCTACGGTGCAGACCATCACGACATTGACAAAGCATACTACAAATACATGCATTCAACTCCGTTGGAAAATTTTAATTATTTGAAAAATGTCTTGATGTTGGATTCCCTTTGCAAATCACGGAATATAAAACCTTATTTTATTAATAATTGGGATAAAAAATTAAATGATCCTTTGTTAGCGGATGTAAATTTTTACAACAAAACACTGGTTAATATCATTGATCCCGATTTACGAAAACTCAAAGTAGTAGATTATGGCAGACACCCTACCGCAGAACAACATCATCTCATAGCCGAAAGATTGTCAGAATGGATAAGTTAAGTATTAATAATGAAATGGCACAGTTGGACACAAAGAATCGAGGATTCTATGATGAGCTAACTGAAGAAGAACGTAAAAAGTTTGCTACATATCTTATGTTACGATATGCCGCCAGTGTAGAAGGTAATGCAGACTTACAAGAATGGTATCTACGTGCTACTAATGAACGTGTTAATTTAAACTTCTTTGATCTAGGCAAGCATCCTAAACTACAATGGTTGCTATGTACCACTGTCAGTCCAGACATGGGGCGCCAACGTCATTATTGGCAAGCCAGCAAAAAGAAAGAAGGCACCGGTAACACTAAGTCTATCAAGTTCTTAACGAAACTTTATCCATACATGAAACAGGACGAGATTGAATTGCTAGCAGAATTGAATGACATCAAAGAACTCAAGTCACTGGCTAAAAGCATGGGAATGCCAGACAATGAAATTAAAAAGGAACTAGGTTGAGTTTTGCTTGCAAGTATTGTAATAAAACTTACAGCAAAGAAAGCACATTGACTGCACATCTTTGCGAGCCTAAACGCAGGCATCAACAACAAAATGAAACTGGAGTTCAAATGGGATTCAAGGCCTATCTCAGGTTTTATGAAATTACACAAGGCAGTGCAAAACTGAAAACCTACGATGACTTTATGTCTGGCCCTTATTATTCTGCTTTTGTTAAGTTTGGAAGACACCTTGTTGCTATTCGTGCTGTTAATACTAGTAGCTTTACTGACTGGCTCTTAAAAAACAATAAAAAATTAGACCACTGGTGTAAAGATGCACTGTACTTAGAATGGTTGCAAGCATATCTACGTAAAGAATCAGTGCAAGATGCCATGGAGCGAGCTCTAAAGGAAATGCAAGACTATGCGGATAATACTCCAGAACTTAATAACAATTTTAGTAACTATTTTAAACACGGCAATGGAAATCGTATTTGCCATCATATTTCTAACGGGCGGATTAGTCCTTGGATTGTTTATAATTGTGACAGCGGTGTTGAATTCCTCAGTCAGCTTAATGAAGAACAAGTTGAAATTATAATGTCATGGATCGATCCAGACGTATGGAATCAGCGATTTAAAGATTACTTAGCCGATACAGAATGGATTAAAGATATATTAGCAAAGGCAGGACTATGAAAATTAGTATTGATTTTGTTGGTGGCACTCACGGAAATTTTCTTGAGTTTATTTTAAATAAATTACTGTTAGGTAATGATGTAATTTCAGACAAAGACGTGTTCAATGATATAGGCGCAAGTCATAAAAAAAGCAATTTGTATGCAAACTCTAGGGTTGTTGAAGCAAAACATTTTTACAAAGATCCGGGGATATTGACTGACAATGTTATATCTATTAGATTTGAAAAAGATGAGTTATTAAAAGTTACATCATTGATGTTTTATCGATCACAAAATTTAAAAATTGATGATAACTTTTTACACATAGACACATATCGTAAGCTAAATTATGAAAACAAATCAATAATTGAAATTTTAAAACAAGCATACGGTATTGAGTTGTCGGAAGAAAATACTGATTGCAGTAGGTACATTTTAAGGGAATTTTTTAAACTAGCATTTAAAAATCACAATACCAATGGGCACATGAGGATGCAACAGGATTTAATGGTGTATTCATCAAACAAAAAAGTTTTTCATTTTCCTTTTAAATCATTTTACAACATTGATGATCTTAAATCAAAACTCATTGAAATAAAAGATTTTTTTAATTTAAATTATGTAATAGAGTTAGACGAACTCAATAACTTACATAAAGAATTTTTAATAAAGTTAGGTCAGTATCTTTACATAAAAGAACAAGCAGACAGTATTGTTGACGACGTAAAGAATAAGATACACAGACCAATACAAGAGTTAACACTGCTTCAAGAAAGTTATATTAACTCAGAATTGGAAAATTTATTTGGAATCGAAATGCCGTTTAATCAAGAAAAATACTTTCAAAGTACAACAGATATAATAGAGCATTTAAAATTATGAAATTTAAGTCAGACATTGACATCGATTTTGCTAACAGGGATCAAGTGCTAGCATTGCTGAATTCTACTCCTGCTAGTATTATTCGTGACGGTAAAATATCTAAGCATAATACAGGAGTGTATTTTACAGATATACCCGTAGATCCTTTTACTGGGCTAGCCAGTGTGGGCTATGAATCTGCAGAAGATTTGGGCTATTTAAAACTGGACTTTTTGAATGTTAACTTGTATCAGCAAATACGGAATGAAACACATTTACTGGAATTGATGAACACAGAACCAGACTGGGGCAAATTATACGACCCGGAGTTCTGTGGGCAGTTAATTCACATTGGTAATCATTATGATACACTGATTAAGATGCCCGAAGCTGTAAACAATATTCCTAGAATGGCTATGTTTTTAAGTGTAATCCGTCCTGCTAAAAGACATTTAATTGGCAGTACTTGGACAGATGTCGCTAAAACTGTTTGGGAAAAGCCCCAAGATGACAGTTATTATTTTAAAAAATCCCATGCTGTTAGCTATGCACACCTGGTGGCTGTGCATATGAATCTTCTAAATAACTCTACGAACTAGAGTAATACTACGGCGCTTACTACGTTTTTGCGCTGATTCTTTAAGACTTAATGCTGGCCCATATTTTAAGTCTACATCTTTGCTGTTAAATGTCTTCAGCGTGGGCCTAAATTGGTGCCAATCTTGCTTTAAAAATATGTTAATGGGAACCATTCTATTGCTTTCCCACCACCAAGTGTCGCCCAATTCCAAATACAGTATTTTCTGAGTATCTGTTTTTAGCACAGCATAGTCGTAGACGCTGGTGATAACATCGTCAATATTCTGAATAATTCCTATGTACTCATTGCCTCCGTAGGTAAGGTAACTGAGAAAAGGATATTGGTCTAATAGTTTTTGATAATCTAGTTCCACATGGATATTTATAACCAAATATTTTGCAGTATTTGAATATGGTATTTAGGCTAAATACCTAATGCAACAGGTCAATAGTTATATTTACGACAACGTCGTCTACGTTCAATACG